GGCTTAGAAAACGGCGAGGGCCTCGATGAGTTAACCAAACGCATATCCGATCTGCTAAAAAAATCACTGGGCCGGTCGCAGTCGATTGCCCGCACCCAGACCGCCGGCGCCGTTTCGGCAGGGCGGCACGAGGGACTCACCCACGCCGGGGTCAAGCTCAAGGCATGGCTCACCAGCGGCGACCCGCAGGTGCGACAGGCCCACCAGACCGCCGGATCTCAATACAAAGATGGCATCCCGGTGAGTGACCCGTTCGTCGTCGACGGCGAAGCCCTGATGCACCCGTCTGACCCAAACGGATCGGCCGGCAATATCATTAATTGCCGCTGTCTGGAACTGGCCCGTGCCACCAAGGGCAAAACGATTTCCCTGTCCGATTATGACCGGATGAAATTTATTAATTACACTGACATTAAAACACTTTTTAACGAGGTTTAAAATGAATTTACCTTATAATGCAGAACCCAACAAAGAGAAAACCTATAGCGTCCTGGCCTATGCCGAGGGCTCCGACAAGGCGATCGACACCGACAATCACCGGATCAACTTCATCGTCTCCTCCGATGTCCGCGACCGGGCCTGCGACATTGTTCAGCCAGCAGCGGTCTTTGAGGCCATCAGCCGCAAGGGCCAGTTCGCCGCCAATCCCATCTGCCTGGCCGGCCACAACCATCGGCTGGATAATGGAATGCCTCCGGCGGTCGGCTCCTGGGATATCACCACCGCCAAAAAGCGGGCTCATCATGTCGAGATGATCCTGCAGTTCGATGTCGAATACGACCTCGGTGAGAAGTACTGGATCGTCTATAAAAACCGCACGATGCGGGCGGTGTCGATCGGCTTCCGCGTGCTGGATTATCACGAGGAGCAAAAAGACGGCAAACGCACCTGGATCATCACCAAGATCGAATTAATCGAGATATCCTGCGTCGCCGTCGGCTGCAACAATCAGGCCCTGGCCAAGCTCAAAGCCATGGGTGTCGATCTCGGCGAAAAACTCTCCGGCGAGGGTCTCGTCAAGCAGATTTCCGAATCGATCACAAAACAACTCGATGACCGCTTCTGCCTGCTTGAAGCGTCGATTGAAGAAATTAAAGATATGCTGTGCGGCCTGCACAACGGTGCTGCGGATGACTTCCTGCCCGGTAAGTCTCTATCCGACCCCACCAGCGAAGCGGCCGACTCAGCTGCCACCGGGCACGTGTTAGAAAAAATCGCAATATTAATCGAAAAATCGAAAGGGGTTTAATATGCCTCCCACACCTGAACAAGCAATGCAGCAAACGATCGAGACAATCGAAAAAGGTCTCAAGGATATCACCGAGAACAAGGCCACCAAGACCGAAGTCCTCGAGCTGATCAGTGAACGGACCAAAACCGACCACGAGGCCATCGAAGCCGCCCAAAAGCAGCTCGAAGAATCCGTCTCCCAGGTCGACGAACTCAAGGTTCAATCTGACACGCTGCAAAAGCAGCTGCGCCGGATCAAGTCCACCACGCGGGATTCCGCTGGCAACTATCGCGGCCTGTTCTCCAGCGCCGAAGAGGCCAAGCAGATCGGTCTGACTATCATGGCTGCCGCCCTCCACGCCGGTCGCGGTGATGTAGCAGTCGCCGCCAAGAGCGATGCCGTCCTTAAGGCCCTCGATGCCATGGGTGCCGAGGTTAAATGGATCGACGGCAACGGTCGGGTGATCGTTAAAGACGCCTCGACCGGCTCTCAGGCATCCGGTTCAGCCCTGGTTACCTCCGAGCAGGCCCCCGGTATCATCAAGCTGCTCGAGCAGTACGGCGTCTATCGCCGCAACGCAATGGCCGCTCCCATGGGTGCCGGTCAGACGCTCATGCCCAAGCTCGATTCGCTGTTGGATGTCTATGTCCCCGGCGAAGGCGCGGCCCCGACCAAGACTGACCCAACCCTCGGGATGCTGACCCTGACGCCTAAGACGATGACGGCCCTGAGCGCCTACTCGCTGGAGCTGGACGAAGATTCAGCGATCGCGTTGGCCGAGCTGTACGGCTCGCTCTTCGCCCGCAGCTTCGCCTACAATGAGGACCTCTGTGGTTTCCTCGGCGACGGCACCAGCACCTACTTCGGGTTTAACGGCATCACCGGCGCCCTGCGCGGCGTCGATGCGACGATCGGCAATATCAAGTCGCTCGTCGTCGGTGCCGGCAACGCCTACAGTGAGCTGACCCTGGCCAACTTCGAATCGGTCGCCGGCACGCTGCCGGTTTACGCCGATGACGCCGACGCCAAGTGGTATATCCATAAATATGTCTTTTACACCGTCATGGTTAAGCTGGCCCTGGCCGCCGGCGGCGCCAATGCCACCGAGATCCAACAGTTAGGTGGAAAGACACGGACCTTCCTGGGCTACGATGTAGAAATGACTCAGGTCATGCCCAAGGCCGCCGCTAACAGTCAGATATGTGCCCTGCTGGCCAACCTTAAACAAGGGGCCATCCTTGGCACCCGTGGCGGCGTAGAGTTCGCCCAGTCCGACCAGCGGTACTTCGACCAGGGCCTCGTCGCCGTTCGCGGCCGCAGTCGCGTCGCGATCAACGCCCACGGCGTCGGTAATACCACCAACGCCGGCCCGCTCTGCGGTCTGATCACCGCTGCCAGCTAAGCAGCGTAATGCAATCGTTTAGCCCCGCCAACTCTAAGTTGGCGGGGTTTTCAAGGAATGGAAAAAACTCGAAAATTGAAAAGTAATTAAAAATTTAAATTCAGGAGATTTTGAAATGGACTTTAAAAGTATTTTGAAACATGCCAAGTACGGTGAGCTGGTACCCCCGCAGCTCAAGGATAACGGCGACTTCGCCGGCAACACCTACTTCGACACCCAGGGCCTCGCGGCCGTCCTGGCACTGCTCCATGTCGGTGCGTTGGATATCGCCGTCGGCTCAACCGCCGAAGACGCCGCCCCGTTCCTGGAAGAGTGCGACATAGTCGACGGCACCTACACCGCCATCACCGGAGCCGCCCTCAGTGCCGTCATCAGTGCCACCGACGACAACAAGCTCTTCGGTATCCATGTGGACCTGACCAAGACCCACAAGCGGTACCTGCGGATTAACGCCCCGCATTCCGGCGACGGCACCGCCGGCGCCAACCTCAGTGCGATCGCCATCGGCTTCCCCGCCGATGTCATGCCCAACTCTGCCGCCGCAATGGGTCTGGAAGAACTGATCGAAGCGTAAAGATGCCCGTTAAAGACAGGCAAAGAGTCCAGCCGCCCGGTTCGCCGGGCGGCTTTCAGTCTAAAGCATAAAACAAGAAAGCGACAAGACAATGTGGATTAAAGTTAAAAAAAGCTACAGCGGCAAAGAGGGATACTTCCCTGCAGGGAATATCGTTGAGGTCACAGCAGCCAAGCTCAAGGCCATCAAGGACGATGTTAAGGCCAATGCGATGGCGGCATTTAGGTTTACAAAAACCGTCGCGCCCTGGGACGCTAAAAAGAAAACCGCTTCGAAGAAGGGTAAATAAATGTCTCTCTGCACACGCGACGACATCAAGGACCGCCTGGGTATCGCCAGCAGCGACACTGACCACGACGATGTAATCGACCAGATCATCCTCGGTTTCGCCGCCCGTGCCAACTCGTTCACCGGCCGGATCCTGATCGTTACCGCCGCCGATGTCACCGAGTACTACACCGGCGGCTGTAACCGCCTCCGGCTCAAGCGGTATCCGGTTATCTCGATCACCACGGTCATCGAGTCCTGGGACTACGGCTTCGATGAGACGGCCTTAACAGCCAATACCGACTACCGCCAGCTGGCCTCCGGCGTCGAAGGGTATCTGTTCCGAATGTACAACAACTGGCTCACCGTCCCCGACGGCATCCAGATCATCTATCGCGGCGGCTACTGTGCCGCCGGCGTCACACCGAGCGGCGATGAAATCGCCCTGCCAGACGACCTGCGAGAGGCGGCGATCCTCCAGTGCTGCTTTATTTTTAAGCGAAAAGACGACATTGGCCTGGCCGGTGTCAGCTTCGCCGGCGGCGGCTTCTCGAAGTTCGAAGCCGTCAAGCTCTTACCTGAAGTTGAATCAATCTTGAAATCGTACAGACGGATCACGCTATGATATTCGCCTTAGAATTAGGACCTCAATACCAACAGGCCGTTTCGGATTTATCCGAAGCGGGGGCCAACCTCCGCGCCGCCGTCGGCGCCGGTCTGGCCGAAGGCGTCCAGCTCTCGGCCGCTCATGTCACCGAGAACTACCTCTCCGGCCAGTACCTAAAACGCCGCACCGGCGCCCTGGCCAAAGCCGTCCAGGGCTGGATCGTCGGCAAAGACCACGGCGTTGTTGGCGTCGCGGCCGGCTCCGGCGTCGAAAAATACAAATACCTCCTCGGCGATGAGACCGTCGTTATCCGCCCCAAGAAAGCCAAGTACTTGGCGATCCCCATCGGCGAGGCCCTCACCTCTACCGGTGCCGTCAAGGGCCAGTATGCCCAGGGACCGCGATCAGTCGAAGGCGGCTTCTTCATCCGCAGCAAATCCGGCCAGCTGCTTTTTGGCTACAAAGTCGGCCAGCGCGGCAAGTTCCGCCCGCTGTATGTCCTCAAAAAGAAGGTAACCATCTTCGGTACCGGCGCCCTCACCGACGGCGTCGAAGAGTCC